CACTGCCTTTACGAACAACAAAGTCGCCGTTATTTGCAATTGATGAAGTATATGGATGATCTTTTGGTAGACGAGATTTACCTAATGCTTTCAACATATGCTGATGATAGACATCAGTCTTGGCTTCATCAAGTTCAGTTTCTTCATTCAATGATGGTTTTACTGCATTGTATGCAGGACCACCGGCTTTTTTACGGCGAAGATGTTCTGCAGCCATTTCCTTTTTGGTATAACTACCATGAGGCACATCTTTTAGAACATGAAACTTAAGTCTTGCGTCTGATAGATTTGAAATACCTTCATCAAGTTCAGTTTCTTCAGTCTTCGATGCAGTGCTAATTCCCTTGAGACGATTTGCAATCTTACGGCTTTCACCAGAAGTGTCTTTATCACCCGATAAGATTTTACCTAGTTTTGCTTTAGACTGTTTATGATAATCAGCAAATGCTGCCTTACCATATGCCATTTTCTTTTCGGCAGAAATTTCATCAATTTGCTCAACTTCTTCATATACTGAAGCATCTTCACCATCATGGAATGAAGCAAGTTTTGTCTTATCTTTATTAAGTTTCTTGGCAGTAAATTGATCTTCAGCATCAACTGGATAATCAGTCTTTTGTACAACATGTTTATCAACAAAAGCCTTAGTACGACGAGGCAATTGATTGATTTCTGTTTTAGCTTCTTTGATGATGTCCTTAAATGTCTTCATCTTCGTAGTCCTCTATATCTGAGTTGTCTAAATCTTCTTCTTCATCAGCTTCTACGTCTGATTCATCATCATCGGAGCCATACATACTCATAGAAATTTCTTCACGGCGTGCTGCAATAGCACTCATCATCTTATCTTTAATTACATCGTTAAATGCTTGTTGAACATTAACTGGGTTATTATCAAATGATGCTTTAACAATATCTAAAACTGACATATTTTAATTCCTTTTATATTTATAATGTATTTATCTATTTCACTATTTTAACTGGTGTTGGAGTCGGCGGCTGTGGTGGTTCCGCATCTTGTGTTTCGTCTGGTTCTTCTTGAATCTGTTTATCAATTTCTTCAATTTCCTCATCAGTCTGTTGAAGAATATTTTTACGAATCCAATTTTTAGAATAGTAAACACCGACATAGTCATTAATAGCTTGTAATGTTTGAAGTCTCTGAGTAAGAATCTCTTGTTCTTTTAATTCTTCAAAATGGTTGTCTTCTTGGAAATTATAACGGATCTTATCCTTAATCTCTTTCCATTCTTCAATTGTCATTACATTTTTAAGAACTAATTGTTTTTCTAATACCTCGTCAAATAGCATTGAGAAACGAGCACGGAGACGACGAATAAATTTACTGAACTTAACTTCATCTCTTGAAATTTCATTTGATCTACCTAATGAAAATCCTGTTTCTGATTCCATTCGAGTGATAGGAACATTCAGTGCTTTATATAGATTCTTTTGGAAGTATAGAACATCATCCATCTCACCAAGATTAGCACCACCTGGAAGTGTAGTGATCTCTGTACCTTTTTCGCCATTACGACGAGGCATCCAGAAGTCTTCAAGCATTGTCATGTGTTTGCGATCATCGCGTACATCACCAGTAGCAGCATCATACACAAGACGATTCTTATGTTTGGTCATCATATCACGAAGATATTGTTCTGCTTTTAATTTTGGTAGATTTCCAACATCAATATAGAAAATACGACGTTCAGGAGCACGTGCCAAACGATAGATAACCGCAGCATCTTCTAACATTCTAAGTTGATTTAATGGTTTGATAGCTTTATTCAAGTGGGACAAAACTAAAGTATTTGTTTCGTTCACAACACCTGAAGTTACTTCAATAATTGAATCTTTTGCAATACGGATACCTTTTGTTGTATCTGTAGTACTTACAGCACTTGACTTGGTTGCAAATGTTTTATCATTAAAAATATAATATTCATTCTTTGTTTGGATCAATGTTGCATCAGCATTAGCATCTTTGGTTTTACTAATTTCACGAATTTTACGAAGTTTACGTGGATCAACATATCGTAATTCTTGAATACCCAACTTTGGATTTTTTTCATCAATAATAGCATGATACTTTAAACGACCATCAACATAAAATCGTTGAAATGTTTCGTAACCTCTATTTGAAAAGTCAAGTAATCTTAATACTTCATCAAATTCTTCAGCCACTCGTTTTTTAATATTATCAGATAATTTGGTGCTATCCAAATTAATATCAACAACTTTTGAATCATCGGACACAACAATAGCATCATTTACAATATCATCAATTGCTCTTGATACCTCAGGATGCATTTCCATTTGACGATACTTGGTAATCAATTCAGCTTCTGTTTTTGCTGTTCCTTCAATATCAAGAAAAGTACCATACGTACCACCAGCAACACCACCAGAATTAACAGTCAACGCACCATCGTCAAAATCCTTCTCAACAAAGGACTTTAAATCTATTTCTTCTTTTCTCTTGATCTCAAAGCCAAATAATTGCATCATATCTCCTGGTATAAAAGTGGGTAAGGAAATTTAATCCCTTACCCATTGGTATATTTATGCGTTTGTAAAAGCATCACCTGTGATACCTTCAACGGTCCACAGATCATAACGGAAAGTAATGTCATAACTTTCAATGCTATCAGTATTATTCCAATCCATCACAATAGGTGAAAGTTCGGTTGGGAAAATACCTTCAAACTTATAAGTGCGTAAAGCTCTACCAGTTTTACTAAATTGAGTAATCAATGCTTGTGACTTATATTCAGAAGGACTACTTGAATTTGTAAGACGTAAGTTACCAGTATGGCTATTGATTGCATTCATCCATTGTTCCATACGATTACGAATAGCAAAATTTTCGTCATTGTATACTGAAACAGTCCATGGAGCAAATGTTCTATCACCAGCCAATGGAATCTTTCTTCCCATATATGGAAGTTCAAAGATGCCAAGTGTTGATTGTGGCAATTGTGCTGCATGAACCATAAATGGTACTAGAGCATCCGCAGTACCATCAATTACGTTTGTGATTGAAACTTCAAACAGTGTTGATTTTGCACCACCACCAGTCAAAGAAGCTTTCATTTCGTTTATATTAAACGCCATTGTTTTTCTCCTCTATCTATCTATTAAACTTGACCAATGATTTCATTAAAAGCAACACCAGTACCAACAGCAACAAAGTTCAACTGAATATAGTTAATTGAACGAGCAGGCTTGATATAAATATCGCCAACAAATTGATTGCTATCAATTACCTGTGGTGTGTTATTGGTATCATCACATACAACTTTAAAGTCATAAATGCCACGACGACCTTGAACATCACGTAGGAATGGTTCAATTAGATTCTTAAATTGAGCACGGGTAAATGCATCATTAAATTCAAACAATGTTGATTTTGCCGCTTCAGCAATTGCTTTTTCAAGAACAATAAAGAGACGACGGACATTGATACGATCAAATGCACTGTTATTACCGATAAGTGTTTTGTCACCAAATAGCAATGTACCTTGAGCATTCTCACTAATTACAGGGTTAATATCCGCTGGGTAAAGAACATCACGTTGTGCAGCATTTGGATTAAATGCCAATTTAACAACATTCTTTAGTTTACCACGATTGTAACCAGCTGGTGAATACCATGGATCTTTCTCCTGAGATGTTCTTGCAAGAAGACCAGCAATATCACCATTCATTGGAACATAACGGTATACGTCGTTATAGCGATCATAGCGATACTTATAACCTGTATCCATAACAGCAAATGAACTTGATGATAGAGCATTTCTAAATGTGATCATGTCAGCTACTTCACTGCCGGCAGCACTTAGAACATTGGTAACATCATTCGCAGATGGTGAAATAAATGCCATACAATCTTTACGAACTTCACAGATATTATCAATGATATAGTTAGCCAAACCAGTTTGAACAGTTCCGCCTCTTGGTTTACCTGAAAGAATGAATGATACATCAACATCATTTGGTGAAACAAACTTATCGTAACCTGAAGTTAGAATACCAAAAGTGGCAGTCTTTTCAGTACCACTTGTACCACCAGTCAATGATGAATATGCAGCAGTGCCAGTAGTTGCAATGGTGTTACCAGTTGCATAAACCCATTTACTTTTATTGTTGACAATATTTTTATAGTAGTTTGAAGTACCATCTGGTTTTTTAGCATTAGAAAGAACACTTACTTGTTCGTAGATTTCAAGAACAGTACCTGGTGTTCCACTAATATCACCATCTTCATCAACAACTGCAATGTGAACAGAATTTGCCGCAGGAACTTTTGCAACATTCTTATAATATGCCCATTTTCTAGTTGCAGTAGATGCAGATAGGTTAGCTGATAGTGAATACTTTGTAGTAAATGATACTGTGGTATTGCTTGATGCACTTGAAACAACAAGATCTTGGTAACCAATTGATGTATTACCTACAGTCAGAATGTCACCAACAACCAATTTAGCAAAATCATCTACGTTTGTTGCTGTATTAGAACCAGTATTGATTGAAACACCACTTACTGAGTTGCTATATACGTTAGCATTTTGGCAGATTGAAACCTTTAAACTATTTCCTAATACACCTGGATATCTAGCAATAATTGTACCAACAGAACTATTTGCTTCAGCTGCTTCTGCAGTCAAAAATTGACCGCTGCCAGTTGCTGTAGCATTATTTGACGTTGTTTCAGTTACGCGAACAACATATAGTTGATTCGAATATGCTAGGAAGTCAGCCGCTGTAAAGAATGTTTCATAGTTATCATTGGTTGGTTTGCCAAATGTGTTAACTAGATCTGTTTCAGATGTCACTAATACACGTTGATTTACTGGACCCCAGCTAAAAATTCCAGCAATACCGCCTTGTGTGGTGGCTACTGAAGGAACAACTGTGGTCAAGTTATATTCACTTACATTAATGCCTGGACTTATTTGAAAAGCCATGTCATTTCTCCTTTATAAAAATTGTTAATTACGTAAGATTCTATTACCTATTCATATTATTATTTATAAAATACTGAAATGAGTTTTACCATCCATTACCTGAAACATTAATGATCAAAGGTTCATCATGTCCAGTCTCAACAAATCCGAATGGTAACATATCATTATCCAATTCTTCATTTGTTCTTTCTCTTAATTTTTCCAATGTATTAATATCAGTTATTTCTCTAAAATACTTTTGATCTGATAACCAAGCAAATAAAACTAAACACATTACCATATCATCATGACAACCAGATTCTGCTTCAAAACTATTAGCCTTTTTAGAGAATGTTGCCAATTCATTAATTGTATCATAATCATTAACTATTAATTGGTCTTGTTCAATAAGCATTTTGACAACACTACAACCAATAGATTTAACTGTCTTTGTAGTTCTGATTCCAAGTTCTTGACCTTTACCACCAGCAGATATTATCTTACCCGATCTGCCATTGTTTGCTGTATAAAGAACATTTTCATAATCAAAGTCATATAGTAAAGATTCAGCAACTTGTTGACCAATATCATTAATTTCAACTAAAACTGAAGCCTCATTGTAACCTTTACATGTTCTAAAAATAATATCAGCATAGTCTAATGGTAATATAAAGTTATCACGAAATGTACAAACTTGTTTATATGGCATTTCAGTTACATCAATTATTTGAAATGCCGAATAATCCAATCCTTTGCCTCTTGATACATCGACAACACAGACATAGTTATGATCAACAATTGGTATCTCATACATTTTAAGATTATTTTTACTTGTAATTGGTTCTTTAATAACAAGCGATTTTAATTTAGAACCAGTGATAAGTGTTCCGGATGAACCTTGAAATTCACAGCAAAATTCTTGAGCAAATTTTTGAAGGTCATGATCCATAGCAGCCAGAGTTTCTTTTCTCCAGTTCTCATCACGACCTGGAACTCGTTGCCATGGAACTTCAACATATTCATACCCATTCGAATCATTCTTAGCACCTTCACATGTTTTATAAAAATGATTCAGACCATTTGGTGTGGAGGTAAATAGAATCTTTGTTGTGTTACCAGATGAAATGGTTGGAAAAACTGAAGCAAAGAATTCATCCCAATTTTCAACGAATGCAGTTTCGTCAATATAAAGAAACGAGATAGATTTACCACGGATTGCAGAGCCTGATGTAGCAGATGCAAGAATCTTACATCCGTTTTCAAATTCTACTGAGCCTTTATTCCATTCAATAACACCTTGTTGTAACCATTTTGGAAGTGCTTCAAAAGCAATTTTAATTCGTTCAAGAATCTCTCGAGCCGCATCACCTTTGTTTGCCAATAGTGCTACTGTCTTATGATCATTAAATAGAATATAATGAAGAATCACTACAACGGCAGTTGTAGTTTTACCGGCCTGACGTGATGTATTTACTACAACTCGGCGCCCATTTGAAATTTTATCAATAATTTCTTCTTGATAATCATATAGTTCAATAGGAATTAACCCATGATCCACATGAACAATCTTAATATATTTCTGTGCAAAGTATTTTGGATCACGAGCACATCTTAAGTATTCTTCAAGTTTTTCCTGATCCCATTCAATGGATACGCCTTTCTTTTTAAGATTGACATTACCATTGTAACCCTTTTCAGCGAGACTCACCATTTAAATTTCTCATCAGTTGTTGAAGTTCGGCTGTTGATCCAACAAAAAGATTATTAGTAACTTTACCACCAGATGTTTGATCTGATTTAGGCATCTGTTCTTCATTTTTCTTTCGTGATAACTCAACCAAATCTTTATTGGCATCAATCAATGTTTTCATAGTAGTAGCCAAAACTTCGTAAGCTCTTGGATGTTGTGATTGACTTGCAACATCTAAAAGTTCTTCTAATGCCTGTGTACCTTTTTCAATGACATTGTAAAAATTATCTCGAGCATACTTATAGTCTCTATCAGCTTCAGTATTATCCTCAGGTATTAAAATTTGTTGCTTTGGTTGTTCAACTCCAACTAATTCAGCATCCATAATTTCTGACATTGGAGTTAATCCAAGATGTCTTGCAATATCATCATTCATTTTTTAAGTACCATTTGTTATTTGTACAATATAATCCCAATCATCATCAAAGTTAATGTTTGCATAAGGTATTGTATTGTTAATATTTGTAGTAGGTAGTCCATTTGCTGTAAGACCAGGTTGAACATTTACGGATTGAATTACTGTATTAGATCCAATATCTGCATATAGATTTGCTTTAGCAAACTTAATTATTTTCTTTGGTGTCACAGGACCAAAATAATAAGCCTTCATTGTAAAATTAAGTGTCCAGATCAATGCTCGTCTTTGTTCAAATGAACCTTCGTAAGTATCTTCCATTGAAATATTATCAAGAACAATTGGAACATCAAGATAAAGATCAAGATCATCTACTATTTTTACAGTAGGCGTAAAATCCGGTCTGAAGAATGGAAGTATTTGTTCTACAATCTTTGTACCATCTTCCTGAAATTTAGTCATAATGTTTAACTGGAAGTTAATATTATATGGTGTACCTGTGAATGTTCTATTAAATGATGCATCATTACTAGTTATATTTTTTGAATTAGTTTTAATAGGTGTCAAATTACGAACTGGATCATAAGTCATACTAGTAATCTCAAATGTCATTCTTGGAAGTGTAATTTGAGGTGCTGTTAAACTTGGATCCTGTTCAAGCTTTGCTAAAAACTTTTGAATAGGTCCATAGTTAATAGGAACTGTCATCGTTTGAATTGTTGATCCAGCAGTATCTTTACGAGTTATTTTAATCGTATTAAATAGAGTACCAAATACTGCTACATAACGGCGAGTTGTCTCATTATAAAAGGTATGCCCAAACATTTTATTTTATATCCTTAATATTGCTGTTCACCAAACGGATTAGTTTCACTAAAGTCAATTATGTTATCAGCAATTGTTTCAATAGTAAAGTTATCAGCCATTAAATCGAATGATTCAACATTTGCAATAGCAGAATTTGAAGTCAGAACATAAGAATCAAATAGTGTATCAATTTCAAGAACACCAGTATTGAATCTTTCTTGAGAATATTCAAATAGTTCACAACGTAGATCATACATTTGCAATGATCCCATCTGATAAAAGATAGGCTTATTATCAACATACATGACTTCAAACATTTTACTATTCAAAGGAAAGTATATTAAATCACCTTCGTTTGGTCTAATTTGTTCATCATACATACCAACATCTTCGGCAAATCGTCTCATTGAAACTGACAATGTCATCGTATCATTAATTTGTAAACCAAACTTAGAAAGGAATTGACCATCACCACCAAATTGTTCAACATTTTTCACATACATTTCAAGCATATATGCTTTATTAAATGTCGACAAATCATCCTCATTTAACAGTTCATCTTTTGCGCCAAGTGTTCTTGGAATATACCAACAATCAAGACCATAAACACGAATTGATTCAATAATCAGATCCTCAATAAGAGTCTGCTCACCTGAATTCGTAAAGTTGTTAAAGTAAAAATTTGTTGCCATTTGATATCTGCTACCCGATCATATCATAAACAGGAAGTGAGTAACTCGAGATCATCTCTTGTTCCATTCTTGTAAGTTCTTCTTGAGCATCACCAAGAATCTTTTCACCGTTGAATTGAACACCGCCTGGAAGTTGCATACCAGAGAACTTAGTTAGGTTTGAACCCCACTGATATTTGATCTTTGCAGTTGCATAATTTTGTAACCAACGATCTTTCCATACATCAGCATAAACTGCCGGATCAACAACTTGATATGCTTCAACAATAATATAACTACCGACTTGTAGACGATCCCAGTTAGTATCAATGTAAAGTTTATTCACATTTCTATTATAGCGAATTGGTTGTTTACCAACTAACATTTGTTCCATAAACTGAATATGTTCCATTGTCATATAATAATGAAGGAATTCAAAGTTGACTAATTCATATAGATTATTAAGAACAAATTGGTATTGAACATTGAACATACCAGAGCCAGTGGAAAGACTTGATGATAGATCAAAAATGCTCACAACGCCAATAATATTTTCAGGTATCGTGATATACTTATTTGTTATATCCTGACTTGTGATCTGATACTTATAGTATGTTCGTTCAGTTCCGTCAAAATGATAATCATACCAATAATGTAAAGCTTCATCAATACGATCTTCAACTTGATCATCATCAACATTAATTTCAATAACAGGTTTACCTAATTTACGTAGGCAATATTCCTTGAATTGACTTCTTGTTGTTGGTATTGCCATTATGCTATCCTTTTTAATCTACCAAAAATAAAATCATTAGGTTTATTTTCAGGCAATGCAAATGTTTCTAAAATACCATTATTAAACCATTTTTTACCACTTGGCCCTTTAGGTCTATTATTTGACATTTTTATTTTAGCTTCTTCACTTTGCATACGACCTCTGATTTTACCAAGTCTTTTTTCTTTATGTTCTTGACTTTGAGTTATACCATAATGTGGAGAGAGAATACCTTTTTTACCATACATTGGGTTATTTTTTCCAACAAATGTACCATTTTTAATTCTTGTTTCTGACATTTTGGATTTTGAATATTCAGAATGCTTAATATGCTGCTTTACATTTTCATATAATCTACTATTAATATATCTATTAGACTTACCTTTCATACACATAACTGCCCAAACCATTTTAGCCTTTTTATCACCAACAAGCATTTTTGTAAGTAATATATGACATATAAAATGTTCTCTTGCAGTTAATATAACAATATCATTATTTGAACCACCAAAGGATTTTGGTATAGAATGATGTTTTTCAACATAAAGGTCAAT